CACCTCGGTCACCACCCGTATGCAGCCCGGTGGCTGCATCATCCTCGTCGCCACGCGGTGGCACCAGGATGACCTTCTAGGCCGCCTCCTGGAGTCTGAGCCGGACGAATGGGATGTGGTCAACCTTCCGGCCAAGGCCGAGAAGGACGACGCTCTGGGGCGCAAGGAGGGCGAGTGGCTGTGGCCCGAGTACTGGGCGGAGAACGGCGACCCCGACTACTACGAGAAGACCCAGAAGACCATCCTCCCCTACTGGTGGAGTGCCCAGTTCCAGGGCCGCCCCTCCCCCGAAGGCGGCGGCATCCTCCTCCGCGACGATTGGCAGTGGTACCGCCAGTCCGACCTCCCCGAGGACTTCGACAGGATCTGTCAGTCGTGGGACCTCCCCCTCAAGGACAACCGCACTTCCGACTACGCGGTCGGGCAGGTGTGGGGCAGGAAGGGGGCCGACGTCTACCTCATCGACTCTGTCCGTGACCACCTCTCCATGCCCAAGGTCATCCAGCACATGCAGAACTTCGCCCTCAAGTACAAGGCGGTCGGGAAGGTCATCGAAGATTCGGCCATGGCTCCAGTCCTCATCCAGACGTTCCAGCACAAGGTGGGAGGCATGATCCCCGTCAGGCCCAAGGGCTCCAAGCTCTCCCGTGTCGAGAACGTCGTCCCCTACATGCGTGGCCACAACGTCTACCTCCCCATGGCCGACGACGGGAAGAAGGCGAAGTGGGTGATGGACTTCGTGGAGGAGTGTGCCCAGTTCGACAAGGGTACCTACGACGACCAAGTCGACGCCTTCACCCAGGCTCTCACCTTCCTCCAACCTGGCTTGTGGCAGGGTGTGCGGGCGGCGGCTACTGCTGCCGAGGAGGCTGCAGAGCGGAACAAGCCCATCAACCTCCGTGAGGAGCGGGCTCAGTGGTTCTCGGAGAAGGTAGTCCGGCCAGCCCTCGAAGCAGCGGACAAGCGCTTCAATGGCCGCAGAGCTGGCGCCCGCCGCCAACTCTGGTAACTGCTGCTGGCGCAGCAGGTTAGCCAACCACAACATGTGGCGTTAGCGCCCACCGCGCACACAACCTATTGACAACGGCCTACAGGTAACCCCAGAATCTCATCCCGGGAGCGTGGGCCATGTTCGGTTGGACACGGCGGTACGAGAATCTGCTCGCCAACTACCGGGCAGTGATCTCAGATCAGCGAGACGAAATCCGGGAGCTACGTGAGCAGCTCCACTCCGCCCACGACAAGATCATGGCCCTATCATCGCCGGCTTCCCTGCGTGAGGTGCGGCGGGCGCCTCTTCCTCAACCCGGGCCTGTCCAGGCGGGCGGCTCCGTACCAGCAACAAGTCCAAGCGCAACACACGTAGTGCAGAGGGCGCACTGGCCGGCAGGGCTCCCAAACCTCAGGCCGCCCACGCCCAAAACCCCGCCTGGACGGCCCACCTTGACAGATAACGATGTGGCGGCAGTCGCCGCCAAGGTGGGTGGCGATCATGAGTGATCGGAGGACGGGTCGCTACCGCTTCCCGGGCGAAAACGCCTCGGACCCTGAGATCCGAGAGTTTGCCTCTCGCCACTTCAGTACGTGGTCTACCTTCCGTACCCGCCACCTCGCGCGCATCTCCCGCAACATCTACTACAACCTCGGTAAGCAGTGGATCGAGCTGGACACCCCAGTCCTCGAAGAAGGGGGGCGAGGCTACACCTTCCGCGAGCAGCAGCAGGACGCCGATGTCGAGCTGCCGATGCCGGTCACGAACATCATCGCTCCGGCCGTCGACGTCGAGTTCGCGACCCTGGCCAAGCGGCAGTGGGTACCGAAGGTTCCTTCCTTCAGCCGGGACCCTCGCCTGAAGGCAGCGGCAAAGGTTGCCGACGACGTCCTGAAAGACCGCCTCAAGAAGCTGTACTGGCCAGACATCCGCGACCGCTTCATCATGAACCTCGTCATCATGGGTACGGCCACCATCCACTCCTACTGGGAAGAGATCTTCACCGACACTGCCTGGACAGCGGTAGAGGACGCGCGCCAGTGCGCTGGCTGCGGCACCATGCTCGCCAGCTCGACCATCAACCCCGTCATCGCAGAGTTCCGACGGCAGGGTGGGAGTGTCGAGGCCATCGAGGACATGGAGATCGACGACGAGATGGAGGAGGAGGAGATAGAGGCCTGTCCCTCGTGCAGTGCCAAGCTCGCCCCCATCGACCTCACCGAGTCGCAGTCACGCGGCGAGGACTACTACGGGCGCGCGCTCGGGTCCGACCTCCCCAAGGGCCGCACGGCCATGGAGATCTGTACTCCCTACGAGTACTACCCAGAGAACTCGGGCGTCAACAAGGATGCGACGACCAACATGCCTGTCGTTCACGGCATCTGCAAGGTCCGCAGCCTCGATTGGGTCGAGGAGCATCATCCAGAGCTGATCGACAAGGTCGAGCCGGAAGAGCCGCAGGATCTGCTCCGGGAGCATCCAACCCTGGGTGAGTGGGACATAGTCGGGCGGTACGACACGTCGTACGACGGTGGCGTCTACGACCACCACGTTCGCGTCTACGATCTGTTCGCCGAGCCCTCGATGCGCTTCCCGGATGGCCGCTACGTGCGGGTGATTGGGGAGAACCAGGGGCTGATCCCCATCAACGATAGCCTCGTCCGCAGGTTGGAAGGGGCGGATGGCCAGGAAGTTGTGATCCCCACTCACATCGCGGCGTCTGCTGTGTGGAAGCCCTTCGAGGGAGTGTTCTGGGGCAAGGGTCTGCCCGACGACCTCGTCTCCGTCCAGAACCGGATCAACGGCATGGACTCGCAGACCATCGAGGCGCGGGAGCGGATGGGGAGTCCCAACCTCCTTGCCCCCTCCGACGCCAACCTCACAGGCCCGGAGTACCGCACCGGCTATGGCGCGGCGAAGGTGTTCTACTGGGATCCCAGCCCCATCGCCCCCGATGCCAAGCCGGAGGTGTTCGGCTCTATCCTCATGCCGTCCGGTGTCTACAACGAGCGCCAGGCGTGCATGGACGACGCCACGCGGATGCTGGGCCCGGCCGACATCGAGAGTGGGGAGGCTCCCCGCAACATCACGACGACGTCGGGGCTGCAGATCCTGGGAGAGCAGGCCGAGCGCCGCCGCGCTACGCGTGAGCGAGGCATCACGTCGGTATTCCAGAAGGTGTGGGAGCATCAGCTCAAGCTGCTGTGGGGCTTCCGTACCGACTACGAGTCGTACGAGATGGAGAACCCCGACGGCTCGTGGGAGATCAAGCAGTACGACAAGGAGAAGATCGGGGGACAGACCAAGGTCGAGATCGAGCGGCAGGCCTACATCGACAAGAGCATCCTCACCCGCGAGGCCACCCGCGAGGCCCTCACTGACGGTCTCTACGACCCATCCTCGCCACAGGCGCGGAGGAAGCTGCTGGAGCTGATGGACCTCCCTCCCGACGTCAACGAGGACACGAACCTCCAGATCGAGCACGCTCAGCGTGCGTGGGTCGACTTCGTGGACGACCGTACCATCCCCCTCATCGACACCTCCATCGACGACCCGGCCATCCGCTACAAGGTGCTGGGCACCTATCTCATGCAAGAGGAAGGGAAGCAGCTGGCCAAGGAGGCGCTCTGGGATTCCATCGCTCCCGTCATCGCGGGGTGGGAGGATTTCCTCATGCAGCTGCAGGCACAGGATGCTGCCGCGCGTCAGGTCTACGGCGCCTTCATCGAGCAGGAAGAGGCCAACGCCATGTACGCCAAGGCCAAGCTGCAGCACCAGGAGGCAGTGCAGGCGTGGGAAGAGGCCCGGAGCCAGACTCAAGAGCTTGGCCAGCCCATGACTCAGCCCCCTCCACAGGAGCCACCGCAGCCTTCTTTCCTCCCCCGCCAGCCTGAGCTGCAGGTCTATGCGGTGTGGCAGCAGATGCTGGGTGAAGGGAAGGCACTGGTCGAGCCCATCGCGCGGGCGGCAAAGGAGAGGTTGGTAGCACCAGAGGAGATCGCGCAGAGTGTGGACACGTTCATGCGGTTCAGAGCTGTCTTCGAGGCGTACCGCGTCATGGCACCTCCGACGTTGGCCCCTGGACAGGAACCTGCAGGTGATGTTGCAGGGGCGGGGGAACCACCTGCCGTGGTACCACAGGGCCCGCCGCCGACGCCAACCACCCCACCGCTACCTGAGTCGAAGGTAGGTTAGGAGCAAGCCATGCCCATGAACAAGTACAACAAGTTCTTCGGGGGCAAGAAGGGATCTGCTGCCAAGGCGATGGCAGCGATGAAGGATGAGTACGGAGACGAGAAGGGGGAGCGCGTCTTCTACGCTACGAAGAACAAGAAGAAGAAGAAGGGCGGCATGAGTGCCCGACAGCAGGGCCGGGCGTTGATGGGAAGATGAAGACCAAGGAGATCCCATGCAAGCGGTGCCGGAGAACGGCGATGGGACCTCCTACACCTGCCAACCCGGCGGGGGAGCCGATTCGGTTCTCTCGCTTCACTGGCAGGGAGGCATTGATAGTGCTGAAGTGCTATCGGTGCGGAGATTCGTTGAGGCTGGACGTGCTTGCGTTCAATGCCTTGCCGTACGTTGAAGTAGACTGATGGCCACTGGGACTACCCCAGACGCCGAGGAGACACCTGATGGGTGACACATTCGTTGGACAGGGCCTTCCCGAAGACCTTCCGGACTCCCCGGGAGACGATGAGGATGTGCCTGCTTCTGGTGACGACGCAGCCGACGACACCGGAGATTCCCAGGCTGACGACGTATCCGACGACGATGACGATGCCGAAGGCGACACCACCGATGATGACGACGACGATGACGAGTTGCTGGAGGGGGACGACGACGGTACTGGCAAGGGAGCCAGCCCGTTGCACGACAAGCTGTTGGCGAAGTACGGCAATGATCCCGAGAAGCTGGCCCAGGCGTATATCGACCAGGCCAACTCCCTGGCTGACCTGGCGAACGAGGTCAAGGGCATCTC